GTCAGGATTTCCCTCCCCGTGACTCAAACACTTCTACTGCGGGGTTGAGCGGGGGAGGACCACATGCCATCTCCGCAGGTCAGCAGGCGCAAACGGGCACGGGATCAGCGCCGAATCAACACCTCTACACGTGGCTACGGGACCGAGCACCAGCGACTCCGCAAGGTGTGGGCCGGGAAGGTCGAACATGGCGAAGTCAGCTGCGCCCGCTGCGGGAAGTGGATCGCCCCGGGCACGCCGTGGGACCTCGGCCACAACGACACCGACCGCTCGGTCTACACGGGCCCGGAGCACCGGAAGTGCAACCGGGCAACGTCGGCCCACAAAGCCGCCCGCAAAAAGCGCCAAGCCCACCAAGCCGGCACCGAAGCCCGCCACTCCCGCAGCTGGTAGGAAGCGGCCTTCACTGAAGCCCAAGCCACAGCTGAAACCCAAGCCGGAGACACCGGAGCTCGCCTTTGATCTCTACGCTGCCGGCGGCCGGGTCGTGAGCGTATTCGGGAAGTTCGGCAGCCGGGTAATGGTGGAGATGTCGGCCACGACCGCCGGCCAACTCTTCACCGGTCTCCCTGAGAACTCGTCGCACACCCGACTGGTCGAAGCCATCGAGAACGACCTGGACGAGATCCGCCGGCGGGCACCCGAGGTGGCCGACTCGGCCATCGCAGCATCGGCCATCGCCATGGCCACCGAGATGGAGAACCCGTACAACTCGGCGACGTCGAAGTCCATGTGCGCCCGGGTGCTCATCGACTCGCTCGACCGGCTGCGAGAACTGGCGCCGGCACCTGAAGGGGCGGACCGGCTGGATGACCTCTCTTCTCGACGGCAGGCCCGGCTTGCTGGGAGCGCAAAGACCTAGGATCCTCTCGACGCCACCGGCGGTGTCGTCAACCGGTGCCGAGGCGGTCGAGCTGGCGGCGATCGCCGGGCTCGACCTCGATCCGTGGCAGCAGTTCGCCCTCGAGTGCTCGTTGTCCGAGCGGGCCGACGGGAAGTGGGCGGCGTTCGGTGTCGGGATCGTTGTGCCTCGCCAGAATGGGAAGGGCGGGATCCTCGAGGCCCGGGAGTTGGCCGGCCTGTTCCTCCTCGAGGAGCGGCTCATCATCCACTCGGCCCACCAGTTCGACACCTCGCAGGAGGCGTTCGAGCGACTGGTCGCACTCATCGAGAGCACGCCGAGCTTGAGCAAGCGGCTCGCCCGCAACGGCATCTCCCGCTCGCACGGGTCCGAAGGAGTGAAGCTCAAGAATGGCCACCGGATCCGGTTCCGCACCCGGACGAAGGGCGGCGGTCGAGGGTTCACCTGCGACTGTCTGATCCTCGACGAGGCGATGATCGTGCCTGACTCGTTCATGGGCGCCGTGCTTCCGACCCTGTCCGCACGGCCCAACCCGCAGATCTGGTACACCGGCTCCGCCGTCGACCAGGAAATCCACGAGCACGGCCTGGTCCTCGCCAGGGTTCGGGAGCGCGGCCTGAAGGGTGACGATCCGTCGCTCTTCTACGCCGAGTGGTCAGCGTTCGACAACCTGGGCGAGGTCACCATCGCTTCGGCTGAGGATCCGGAGGCGTGGGCCCGGGCGAACCCCGCAATGGGAATCAGGATCTCGGAGGAGTACATCGCCAACGAACGGCGAGAGTTCGCCTCCAACCTTCGGGGGTACGCCGTGGAGCGACTGGGAGTGGGGGACTGGCCCCGCACGGATCACTCGACCGGCCGGGTAATCGACCCCGACGACTGGTCCGACGGGATCGACGAGGAGTCGAAGCCGAAGGACCCGCTGTGCTTCGCCTTCGACATCACCCCTGACCGCTCCCGGACCACCATCTCGGTCTGCGGTGATCGGTCAGACGGGCTGCCCCACATCGAGACGATCGAGAACCGGCGCGGCACCGGGTGGGTGGCCAGTCGACTCGGCGAGCTCGTCAAGGCGCACAAGACGTGGGAGGTCCTCTGCGACGCAGCAGGTCCGGCCAGCTCGTTGGTCACCGAAGTCGAGGAGGCCGTCGGCAAGAAGCCGAACGGTGACTCCCGGCTCCTGGTTGTCTCGTCCAAGGAGTACGCCCAAGCCTGCGGGATCTTTTTCGACGCAGTGGCCGACGGCCGGCTCCGCCACCTCGGGACCTCGGATCTCACCGAAGCGGTCGATGGCGCCCGATCCCGTCCGCTCGGCGAGGCGTGGGCCTGGCACCGTAAGACATCGGACGTCGACATCTCCCCGCTGGTGGCCGCCACCCTGGCGCTCTTCGGCAACACCCGCCGGCCGAAGAACAGGTCCCGAGTCATCAACCTGAACGCAATTGACTGACCGGGAGGTCGCAGATGTTCGAACCGAAGGTCAGCCGCGCCTACCACGATGCAGCGATCGACGATCTCCAGGAGACCGTCGACGGGCTGAGCGAGAAGCTGGCCGAGGTCGAGCGGGTCCAGGCCGAGCCGAACGAGTGGATCGGCACCGTCCTCCGGAAGCGGATCATCGTCCACCTGAAGAACGGAGACTCGATCGACGGATCGCTGTGGGAGACCATGGACGACGGCATCGTTCTCCGGGCCGCGCAGCTGCTCAATGCCGAGGGGCCGGCGACGACGATGGCCGGTGAGGTGTTCATCCCCCGAGAGAACGTCGCCTTCGCCCAGCTTGACGAGTAGTCATGCAGATCCTCACCCGCGATCGCCAGTTCGAGCATCGCGGCGCCAACCCACTCCAGCCCTGGGGATCGACGACACCGCCGACCAACGGCCAGCTCGGCCAGTCGACCGCCGGGGTCGTCGTCTCCGAGCACACAGCGCTGCAGCTGGCCTCGGTCTACAGCTCCGTGTCGCTCATCTGTGACTCGATCGCCACGCTGCCGATCCGCCAGCACAAGCTCACCGGGGCCGGTACGACCGTCGAGATGGAACCTTCGTCGGTCATCCAGCAGCCGTGGCCGGAGATCAGCCGCCGGGACTTCATCACCCAGGGCACCGCATCTCTCCTCCTCCGGGGCAACGTCTACGGGAAGATCACGGCCCGGGACGGCAAGCTCCAGTATCCGTCTCAGGTGCAGCTGGTCCACCCCGACCACGCCAGGGTCCGCCGGCTCGTCGATGGCTCGATCGAGGTCCGCTACTGGAACCAGCCGGTCCCGCCCGACGAGGTGAGCCGGGCCATGGCCCTGTCGCTTCCAGAGGGTCTGATCGGGCTCAACCCGATCGAGTACATGCGGAACATGCTCGGAGTGGCCCGGGCGCAGGACCTCTACTCCGGAGCATTCTTCGCCAACTCGGCCCGCCCCGACGGCGTGGTCAACGTCCCGGGCGACCTGGACCCCGAAGAGACCAAGGCCATGAAGCAGGCCCTCCTCGAGTCGAACCAGGGGATCAACAAGTCGCACCTTCCTCTTGTCCTCACCGGTGGGGCCACGTTCCAGCCCATCACGATGAACATGGCGGACGCCCAGTTCATCGAACAGATGCAGTTCAGCGCCTCGGCTATCTCCGGGATGATCTACCGGGTCCCGCCCCACATGATCGGCATGGTCACCAAGGACACGTCGTGGGGTGCCGGCATCGAGCAGCAGGAGCTCGGCTACGTCCGGAACACGCTGCTGATCTGGCTGTGCCGCTGGGAGGACCTGCTGACCAGCTGGCTGCCGCCTGGCCAGTTCGTCACCTTCGACCTGTCCGAGCGTCTCCGTGGCGACACGCTGCAGCGGTGGGCCGCCTACCAGGTCGCCCGGGTGATCGGGGCCATGAACAACGCTGAGATCCGAGCGGCCGAACATCTGCCGCCCGTCGCCCCGGACGATCCGTCGTACAGCCAGCCACTCAACTCGTCGCCTATGCCGGCTGCTGTCGGCCAGGGCGGGGACAAGGCGAACTGAGGTCACGATGCCCGCCACCCCCGTTCACCACACAGCGACCGACGATGGCACGTGGGATGGCCCGGCCCAGGAGAAGAAGCTCAAGACTCCGCTGACCACCACGGCGGGCGACGACACGTTCGCCTGGGTCGACGACAGCGACGATGCCGACCCCACCACGAAGTCGGCGTGGAAGTTCATCCACCACTTCGTTTCCGACGCCGGCCTGCCCGGATCCGCCTCGACGCTCGCCTGCTCAACCGGCATCGGGATCCTCAACGGGGCCCGGACCGGAACCACGATTCCTGACGCCGACCGAGAGGGCGTCTGGAAGCACCTCGCCGCTCACCTGAAGGATGCCGGCGTGAAGGAGGAAGACGTGCCCGAACTCGAATCTGCCACGCCGCCGGACGAGACCCGTGCCGCATCCGACAACGACTGCAGCCGTTGCAACGGTGAGGGGACGGTCAGCCTCAATGACTCGGATGTCGAATGCCCACAGTGCGGCGGTACGGGCACAGGCGAGAACAACGCCGACGAGCTGAGCCATCGACCGCCGGCCACGGCAATCCGTGGCGAGCTGCGTGGCGTTCCGGAGTCCCGGGTGTCCACGGGCCCCAAGTTCGAGCTGCGGGAGGTCCCGAATGGCACCGGCGGGACGAACCTTCGCTTCACCGGCTTCGCCTCGACCACCGACACCGAGTACGAGATGGAGGATTGGCTCGGCCCCTGGGTCGAGTCGGTCAGCTCCGGGGCGTTCGGCAAGACCCTGTCTGAAGGGGCGGACGTGGCGTTCCTGCTCAACCACCAGGGCATGACGCTGGCCCGGACCAAGCCGGGGACCCTGAAGCTCTCCGAAGAGACCGACGGCACGAAGAGTCCCATCTACGGGATCACCGGGCTGCACTCTGAGGCCCTGCTCGATCCGACCAACATGTACGTCCAGGCGATGCGCTCGGCCGTCGACCGTGGCGACCTGGACGAGATGTCGTTCGCCTTCCGGGTGATGCGCCAGGAGTGGAACGACGAGTACGACCGGCGGTGGATCAACGAGGTCAGCCTGGACAAGGGCGACGTGTCCCTCGTCAACTACGGGGCCAACCCGACCACTGGCGGGACGGTGTCGATGCGGCAGCGGGTCACGGGCCGAACCGAGGATCCGTCTGGCATCCCGATGGTGATTCTCCTGCGACGCTCCGCACTCTTCCGCCAGCTGCGGGAGGGCAAGGTCCTCTCGGCGGCCAACTCAGAGGAGCTGCAGAAGGCCCTCGAGGCGCTCCACGCTGCCGACGATGCCGACATCCCCGGCATCGTCCGTGCGCTCCAGGACATCGACACCGCCGTGGACGCCGGCATGGCCGGGATCTCGACCGTCCTCGACACGGCGAACCCCGACGGGGACACCGGCGACCTCGAGCCGGCGCTGGTGCCCCCGACCGCCAGTGCCCTCGTTCTGCCCGACTACGGCGATGAGGCCAGGGCTGCCCTGGAGACACTCCGTCACGGACCTCGAAGGGGTGCGGCATGACCGACACGATGACCAACGGCCAGAAGGAAGACGTGCTGGAAGGCGCACTCGAGGTGCTCCTCGCTGGCGACGACCAGGGCGGCTACTACTACGCCTACGTCCTCGACTTCACGGACACGTGGGTCGTCTACTCGTCGTATGAGGGGACCTACCAGATCAGCTACACGATGGACGACGACGGCACCGTGGCCTTCACCGGCGATCCGGAGCCCGTCTACTCCGTGACGACCTACGAGCCGGTGAAGGAGTCCAAGGACGCCGGCCCGCTCGAGCGTCGAGGCGGCCCCAACATGCGACTCCGTGCCCGGATGGTCGAGTCCAGCCAGGGAGCCACGGTCAAGGTCCGCTCCGAGCCGCTCACCTACTCGCGGTGGGGACGGGACTCGTTCTACCGGGACCTGATCCTCCGGGACCGGGTCGACGGCGCAGCCGGCCGGCTGCGCCGCCACGCCCAGGAGATGGACGTGATCTCCAAGGAGCAGAACGCCCGGTCGCTCCGGTCGCTCCGGTCTGGTGAGATCGAGTACCGGGTCGAGCCGAACCGGACCGACGGGGAGGGCGGGTACCTGGCGCCACCGGCATGGCTCAACCAGCTCTTCGCCACCGCTCCCCGCCCGGACCGGATCCTCGCCTCGCTGATCCCCGGCACCTTCGCACTGCCCCAGGGGTGCTCCTCGGTCAACCTCCCGATCATCCAGACCGGCACTGCGGTCCAGCCCGTCGCCGATCTCCAGGCTGACCCCAGCCAGGACATCACGGATGCCCCTGGGTCCTCCACCGTGGTCACCCTGTCGGGTCACGCCGATGTCTCGGTCCAGTCGCTCGAGCAGAGCCCGACCGGAGCCCATCTGGACTTCGCCATCTTTGCCGACCTCTCGTCGGCCTACGACGCCCAGCTGGAGACGCAGCTGCTCGTCGGCGGTGGTGTAGCGATGAACCAGATCCTGGGGGTGGCCAACGTCGGCACTCCGGTCGCCTACACCGACGGCAGCCCGTCGGGCTCGGAGATGTACCCCATCTTCGGTCAGACGGTCGCTCAGCTGGCCAATGGACGGAACCGCCCGCCGGAGGCGTGGATGGCCCGTACGGCCCGCTGGGCATGGTTCACGACCCAGGAGGACACCGCCGGCCTTCCCTTTGGTCTGCCGAGCCCCTTCTATATGGGATCGGATTCCGAGACGCCGGATCCCCTCGGCGGCCTGCTCGGCTTCCCGCTCTTCGGCAACGAGGCGCTCCCGGCCAACCTCGGTGCCGGCGGAAACCAGGACGAGATGATCTGTCTCCGCCCCAGTGACCTACTGCTCTTCGAGGCCCAGCCGACCACGGCCGTCATGCGGGATCCGGGATCCGGAGCCCTCTCCGTCCGCCTCCAGCTGCACAACCGCGCAGCTGCCATCACGAACAGGTACCCGTCGGGTATCTGCGTGGCCGGCGGCACCGGCTTCGTCGTCCAGTCCAACTTCTAACCCTGAGCGGGGTGGAGCAG